AGAAAATTTTGTACAACGGCGAGAGAGAAGAAAGTTTTGCCAGTAGAAGACTCACCAGCAATGGCAGTAATCTTATTCCCAGATACACCACCAAATACACTACCTGACACCAGTGCATTAAAAATATATGAACCTGTGTCCACATAAGTTTCGGTTTCATCAATTTCTGATGCGAGTTGTGTATAATCGTCTCCGATTTCTTTTACGATGTCTTTTAAAAAATCCATTGTGAAAAAAAGTCCTCCAGACTAGTTGTTTTTTCTACTTTCCATCCAATTGCATCAAGAATTGCTTTAAGAGGTTCTACGAATGCTTTTTCAAATTGTAAGTCATAATCAATATACTTGTCAATACCAAGTTCTTTTGGAAAATCTGAAATAAATGAAATCACATTTTCGTGTAGGATATTTGGTTTTTTTAAATAACAAAACTTAATCTTTTCTCCATTCTGAATCAGTGAATATTTGTTCGTGAGTTTGTTCTGTTTGATGTAGTGATTAAACAAAAGTGCCCCACGAATATGAATTGGAGTTCCTTTTGAATAGATATTTGATGATGAATGATATTTCTGAACATCTGATGCGGAACGAGGAAAAGAAATCTGTTCTGGTGGTAGTGATTTAAATTCCTTTCGACTTTTTTCAATAAAATCAATTACATCATCTTCAGTACCACTCATCATCAACTTAAGAGCACTTTTAATCATCTTGCGACAAGGTGCTGGAGTAGAAGATTTAACTGCTTCAATTCCCATCATTTTGAGTTTAGGTTCTTCATAACGAACACCCTCACTATCCCAAACATTGAGAATATATCTTTTCTTTGCAGTCCAGATTCCACGATCAGCAATATTCTCTCGTTTCATCTGCATTTTTTGATCATATGCATTTACATAGTCGGCCAATTCTTGGTAAGAACTTTCAATATACTTTTCAAGTTCCACCTCACAGATCTTATTAAGGAAATTGACAATGCCTTCAGTAGTTTTCTCTCTTCCTTTGTATATCTTGTCCACAAGAGGGCCCAGATTAAGATAAATGGAATCGGTATCAGAAGCAATAACATAGTCCACCTCATCAGTTTTAAGTAGTTTATTTAGATATTGATTCATTTTATTTTCAATCCAACGAATCGAAACCTGTCCAGATAATGTAATTGCTTCGGCATTCTCTAATTTATAGTACCTGAAGTATTGATTACCAATAGCACCATAAGCAGAATTAAGAGAAATCTTTTTCGCCATTTGAATGTTGTTACATCTGGCGATTTCCTTTTCAAGTTCTTTAGTAGGAGTCTTCTCATACTGCTGTTTTGCTGCAAGCATTTTCTTTTTGAAGATGACACGATCTCCATACATTTTATCCATCAACTCAGGAAGAAATCCATTTATCCTATGATATATTGCTCCGTTTGCAGTCATAGTAAGATTTACCTTTTTTAAAGGATCTAGATTCAAATTTTGCTTAAGAAGTTTATCAACATTCACTTGACTAGAAAGTTCTCTCACTTTCTTAAGTGCTTCTAATTCCTCTTTAATCTCTTGAGAAGACATTTGGCGGACATCTTTCCACATTTTATAACTCCAAAATTTTATTATGTTTCTTGCGATTTTCACTCATAGTAATAATTTGTAAGTTTTCTTCGTGATGCTTTCCACCTTTAGAAATTGGAATAATGTGATCTACTTCGTGAGGAATGTTAGTTTCTTCGGTTAGTCGTTTTGCCTCACAATAGATTTCATTTATCTTTTGTTGATTTGCAGTTTCGTCAAAAGCATCTTTCATTCTACATCTTCTACGAGCAGCAACAGAATTTAATACTGCCCTCTTATGATCCTCACCCAAATATCTAAATTTTGTAGAACAAGAATGAGAACAAAACCGAAGTTTCCATTTTTCATTTATTGCTCTAAATCTACTAACCACAAATTCAGTTCCACAATTTTCACAATAAAGAACTTCTTTTCTTTCTTTGTTTTTATTTTCTAGATGTTTAGGTTTTTGTAAGTTAAACTTTTTTATTTTTTGTTTTATAAGTGGATCAGAGCACCCAAAAAATTCGGCACATTCTTTACGACTTTTGTTTTCAATAATATAAAGTTGATGTAGTTGTTCTTTTGTTATATTAAATTTTGGTTGCATTTAGTTTTATCCGCACATTATTATTTATATAGTGTGGATATTCTACAACATCTTCTCCAATTCTGCAATACGATTATTAATCTCACTCATACTTACAAGAGTTTCTGGTGAGATTGCGTACTGCATAATCAAATGAGGATACAGAGAGTTTAAGTCAAAACTCACAACCCAATCATATTTTCCAGGAATTGGTTCTTTCACATATGCGCCAGCATACTTTTCACTCTTTGTCTGCCTATTCTTTGGTGGAATTACGATATGTCGTTTTTTAAGGTAGTTAAAGATAATATTGTCCCACATACGAACTTGATAGAATACATCACCATAATTAACTTTGGCATCATAAGCCATCGTTAGTGCTAATTCAATGAGTTTCATCTTGTCTTCCAAACGATCAACAAGTTCCACATCGACGATGTTATATTCAATAAACTTTTGCCACCCCTGAGTATAAAAATCTTTAAAAGTATCAAATTCACTGTGATCCAGTTTTTTCTGTCCGAGTTCTACTTCAGCAATATAATCAAGGCGATATGATTCTTGTGCCTTATATGTAAATTTCTTATAGAGATCCAAATAATCTAGTTGCGTGACACCACCAACATCAAAGGTAGTATGCTTACGCCCCTGAATAAAAGTTTCTCCTTCAGTAACCAATCCCCAAGGAGAAAATCGTTTCATCAACTTTTCACCAAGAACACGATCAAGTCTTTTGCAAATATACGGAATATCATATAACTGAATATTCCATCCAGTGATTACATCAGGAACATCAACCATCCAATAGTTGATAAAATGATTCAGAAGTTCATATTCTGATGGGCAGTGATAATAAGTTACATTCTGTTGTTTGTTGTTGAATGGTTTAACTCCCCAAGTAATAATCTCTTTCGTAGAATAATTCTGAATAGTAATCGCAAGAATTTCTTCAGCACAAGATTCCACATCAGGGAATCCTTCTTCCGATGAAACTTCAATATCAAGAGTTACAAGTTTAATTTGTTTAATATCAAACTTGATTTCATCCTCTGGATACTTATCAGAAATGTATTGATAGATATAACGATCATTTCCGTAGATTTCAAATCCATCAACACCATCATACTTACTATAAAACTCACGGCAGTCTCTAACTGTGCCGGGTTTTACTTTCTCTACAGGTTCTCCACTTAATGTCCGAAACTTGGTATCTTTTTTGGTTTTTACAAATAATGTCGGGAAGAATTCATCCCTTGTTTCAAATCTTTTTCCATCTTCAACTCCACGAACCAAAAACTGATTTCCAATCAACTGAACATTAGTATAAAATTTCATTCTTTAATTAAATCCTGGTATTTTTCAAGTAGTGTAGGCGTTGGATCTACAAGAGTCAAAATCTTGTCAGAACTTATCATAAATGTATCTTGTCTTGTAATGGATGCAAGAAATGGTTCAAGACTATGAACTCCTTCTTTATATTCTTTTACAAGATAAGGATTTATTAGTTTACAATCTGGTTCTCCGATATCTGCTCCAACTTCTTCAATCTGACTGATCAGAATCTGATTGTTCGTTAGTGCCAGAATCTTGATTGAGTTGCTCATATTCTAAAATTTCCTCAGTATAAAGTTTTAAAAGTTTTTCAATCGGATCCACCATTGTAACTACCCAATCTGAACTAAGAGGAATTACTGGATCTTTTGAGAGTGGAATCCACGGGTAAAATTTAACTTGAAAAGCTTGTTTCTGCTTCTCTTCTGTCGTTTCAGTGTCTTGAATAGGAGTATAGTCCTTCATCCTAACAACACATGGTTTATTGAGAAAGAGTCCTACAGGACGATCTTCCACAACCATTTCTTTCACATCTGCAATAATATCTTCTCCTGATTTGAGAAGTAAAAGTTTTACTGTCATAACTTACATTGACCTGTATCAATTTTACCAATAAAAAAAGGAGGTGTCAAACTGGATTTAGCCAGTTACCTCCCCGTCTGCGGCGACGATACTTAATTATTTAGAACCAATCTCTCCTTTTATGGTGTTCTGGAACAATTTTGCCAAGAGTGATTGTTAAAAGTCCATCCTCAAAATCAACCGATCTAACTTCCGTGTCATCAGAGAGTGTCCAAGCTCTTGTAAATGATCTCTGTGCTAATCCTTTGTGAAGATATCGAGTCTCTGTTTCCTTATCTTCTTTCTGCCCTTCCACAAAGAGTTTGCCATCTTGTGTGTAGACATTTACTTCTTTCTTTTTAAATCCAGCAAGCGCAAGTTCTAAACGGGATTCTACATTACTTACATGAACCAAATTGTATGGAGGATAGTTTGTTGTTGTTTCATGAAGATTAAATAGACGATCAAAATATTCATCCATTCCAATACTATTGCGGACAATTTTGTCCATAAGGTCAGGAAGTTCCCTATGGGAATATCTTGCAATGTTAGACATTTGTACTTCTCCTTAATAAGCGAGATTTGATTGTGTGAACCCTTTCGGCGTTCATTATTAATTATACAATATCATAAAAATAAGCGGGTGGTAAAACCCGCTTATTTTTATTCGGTTTCTACTGCCTTTCCTTTTTTACCAATATTATATTTTTGTTCAAGAATCCATTCTCCCTTATCTTTATATGCAAGGACTTTAATTTGATTAAGAGGAGCAATATCAGTTACGCTTTCCTCTTTAACAACAGTGATAAGTCCCCAATCAGCAAGAAGACGGACAATACGATTGCGTCTTTGAACATCATTCACAGTCAAGTTAGCATGTTTACCATCAAGAGCAAACAGTTCCTTGAAGTGAACTATAAAGTATCTACCTTGCTTATGCAGAATATGACAAGATTGATATAGTTTTTTCTCCTTTCTTGATGCAACTCCTATGCGAGTCAAAGTCTCACGAACTTTCAGGAAGTCATCAGGTTCATTAAGAAGTATCTCAATCATTTGATCTTGAGACCACTGTACTGTGGGTTCTACCGTAGTAGTCATTTTGTTCCTCCAATATCAAGTCTTTGTTTAATAAAATTAATTTGTTCTTTTGTCAGAATTTTCAGAACTTGGGACGCCTTTTCATTACTATATCCATAGTATTGTTTTATACATTCTAAGTCTGCGACCTTATCCTTACGGAGCCAGGGAGAAAATCTCTTCTTTTTCCTTAGACTATTTAGAAAAAAAGAATATTGCATGTCTTTATCAATGTGATGATTAAGATTCATCTCATTTACATACATAATACAATCAATATGTCCAGATAAACAACGATTAACAATGTATGGAGGATAAGACTTGATATCTTCAGACAAATCTTCTTTTGTAAAGTTGACGGAGTTCAACCAATCTTTAAGTTCGTAAGTCATCGTATAATTTGAATTTCATCATCATCAGTCCAGAGTTCGACCTTATTTCTGAATCTTCCTTGTTGTTTTAGTTTTTCATATCTCTTCGTAGACTTCTTCTTCCACCAAGAAATGATGTTTTCTAGATAAAACTTATCCCAGTTTGGACCTTTGGTTAGATCTTCATGTTCTCCACAAATCACTTCACGAACATTAGAATATCCATACTCACAAATATAAAATCTCTTCTTTTGTGTAAGAGAAAATGCTGATTCAATAACTTCATTAAACTCTTTGAGTTTATCCTCATCATGAAGAGATTTTTTAATAATAGAAATCATCTTTGCCTGCCTCTTCATTTTTTTAGAAGAAGCTTTATTGTCTGTTAATGGAGTGTTGTTATTCAAAAGAGTAAACCGATCATGAAGTTTATGAAAAACTTCATCATGGAGAAGAGGGAGAAACTTACTTTCAGTCAATCCTTTGTATCTCATAAATGGTTTTAGTCCGTCATACTGAGATGCATCAGTTGTTGAACCATAAAGAGAAGTTGTTTCAAATAAGGCAATATCTTTCTCAAATACTTTATTCAAAGTTTCTCTTGCAAAATGAGAACAACAAAGAAGTGCTAGAAGTTTTCCACCAAGATAATTATATCCAAACGGTTGTGATGGGACAATAACAAATCCCATGACTGCATGGCGATTAAAAATTTTTAAATCTGGTTTTCCCCCCAACCAAATATTTCTTGGTTTTGAATTAATTGTTGGAGACCCAAAGCGAATAAATCCAACAACTTTTTGAGTTCTTTTTTCAAATACCATCCAGCGAAGTTCTCTTCCTGGAATATTTGCTTCATTATTATGAGAAGATACTGCTTTAAGAAGATTTACATAGTGCTCTTGGGGAATAGATTGATCAAATCTATTCCCCACAAATTTAATATCAAACTCCATCTCATTTGGATGAATATCTTCATTAAAAAACTCATCTTGAAGAGGTGATAGTTGATTTGATTGTCCTATAACTTCTTTCTTTACATATCTAAGATAATCTTCAATTGAAGTAAAATTTTTAAAGTATTCAATAAATTCATTCGCTGCCCAAACAGCATCATTTTCAGATACTATCATTTAAAATTACACTCCACCATAATTTCAGTCAAACAAGCAAGAAGATTTATCTCTTGATCTGCTACGAATGCAATCTGGTACTGATACTTAGCAATAATAAGCACAGCAGCAGGAATGCTAGAGTTTTCAAGGGCATCATAAAGAGCATCGTAAATACGACGCATAAGTACCCCAGAATCATTATCAAGATTATTAACAACCCACTTGCGGACTTCGGGGAAATTTTTTTCTTTAAGATTTTTGATAAGATCATTGACTTTTACATCACTGAAAGTTGCAAGAATACCACTATCAATCTTTCCACTTGAAGAATACCTTTGACACTCATTTAGAACCCGACGCCAATCAGGATAATATTTTTGAATCAGTTCGATAAGAACTTTCTGATCATATTCGATACTCTCTGTCTCAAGTATAGTCCTGAGACGGTTGAAGAAACTTGCGGCAAGTTTTGGTTTTTCTTTTGAGGTTGTGGAAAACTCAATGACTGCACATCTTGAATGGAGAGGTTCGATGATTTTGTTTTTGTAGTTGCAGGTGAAGACGAATCTGCAATTACCACTAAATTCCTCAGTAAACGCCCGTAGGAGGAGTTGAACATCGTTAGTGGTATTATCACTTTCATCCACAATAATAACTTTGTGATTATCGTTTCCTTGAAGTGAAACTGTCGAAGCAAAGTTTTTTGCTTGATTTCTGACAGTATCAAGAAAACGCCCCTCATCGGATCCATTTATGACATAAAAATCTACTCCAAGTTCACTACAAAGTGCTTTAGCAACTGTAGTTTTACCAACGCCAGGAGGACCAGAAAGTAAAAGATTTGGAATTTCGCCCCTTTCAACAAACTCTAAAAAAGTTTTTTTAATTCTATCAGGAAGGATACAATCTTCTATTTTTTTTGGCCTCCACTTTTCCACCCACAAAAAATTATCACTCATCAATAAACTCCATTCAATACATTCCAAATACTTCTTTGACTTTTCCCCATAATATCAGCAATCTGTCTTTGTGACAATCCCTGATTGGAAAGATTAACAATTTCTTCTTTTACTTCACTTTGCATTTGAACAACTGCTTTTCTTGAATTTGATTTTCCAATATGAGATCTTCGTGTGTTTTCTGAACGAGGCAACCATCTCAAATTTTCAACTTTGTTGTTTCTTTTATTCTCATCAATATGATCTATACACCAATCCTTTCCTTTTGGTTTTGGTTCTCCCCAACATTCTACCACAAGTTGATGCAATCTTTTCTCACGAACATTTACATAACCATCTCTCTTATCAATTCTTCCAATAGGTTTTACATTTAAAATTTTACCACAAGCACTTACATAAATGTCTGGATATGTTTTTGATTGTTTGTAGACAATTCCGTCGAGTTCCATTAGAAGAGTAATACCTATTATTATTTATAACCAAACGACATTTCGTGTAGTTTGGATTAATCACTCC